TAATTGTACCATCGGTTGTACTGCTTGAGGGCGGATACGCTGGGAACCCATATTCAAATTCACGATAATCGCTTGGGTTATCTTTAGAACTAATTTGACCTTCGCCTGAAGTCAATTCTAACTCAGTCCAATACTTATCATCAAGAGCATCGTCATCCTTTTCATTAATAATTTTAGCAAAGACTTTAATGTCAGTATTTGCTGGCTTATATGAGTTATAAATGACTCTAATATCTTCAGCTGCATTATCTCGACTAAAAGAAAGTGGCTTGGAAATATGCTTAGTAAACGCGTTACCATTGTTTGTATGCTCATTCGTAGCATCATTATTAATATCCCAAGAGTGAGTAATAATATTACACTCATTTACTTTGAGTCGAGGACATTCAAATGAAGTCGTGTTTGATCCGGTGTAAATATACCTAATGCGAATAGCAGAAGATCTTCCACGATACGGATTTGAAACAGTTGCGCCATCGTACAAATTAGATGCGTGCTGCACTTCATTTGATCTTGAAAGAATAACTGATTCATAATTCCTAATATGATTTGGCTTTAATAAATCAAATACTGGTGCAACTGCAGGATTAGGGAAAGGTGCACTTGCATTACTAGCAATATAATAAGTATTTCCGCTTGCTTGTGCAAATGAATAGTCAGTTGTTAAACGAAACATTGGTGGTAATTTCATATTAAAATCAGAACGATAAACTGATAATGGTTGATTATCTACAGCAGAAATTGTTGCTGACTGATCCGATTCAATACCACGAATAGTATCATTTGCTTGGAAATACATTGTAGTATTTGCAGTAGATTGTGTACAAACTAAATCTCTACCGCTCTTAAAATAATCATCTACTTGCGCCATAGGCGTAACTAAATACGTTCCACCTGAAATAGTAAGAGTTGCATCGTCTTCAAGATATAAACAAGTACTGTTTGCAACAGTGTCAACCTTTACAATTTCCTCATAAAGAGTATTAGCACCTCTAATTACAATATAGTTATCTTCTAAGTTGCCACTTGTAAAGGTCGTACCAGATCCAGTAATTTTATTAGTACCCTTTGTAATACTAATTGTTCCAGATTGTGCATTAGCTTCTTTATAAACCCATTCACCACCAATCCAATCTTCATCATTAGCATTTAAAGTTAAGAATTCATAAGCATCATTGACGAGATAAAATTCTACATCATCTAACGTGTATTCGGAAACATGCACATCAAACTTCAAATCTGCTTTTGAATTTTTTCTAAATAAAGATTGTCGTGGATTACCTGCCCCTGTTCCAGCCGTAAATGAAGATCTTTCAAACAAATCTCCAGTATGCTCTGGGCTTGAGCCAGGTGATGGCTTATCGTCTGTACCTACTAACCTGTCGCCTTTAATTGACTTCCAAAGTTCAAAATCTTCGTCTAAAACATCAACAGCAAATGCGTAAGTTCTTCCAGTTTTTACTGTGACTGGATCTTTAAATGTAAATGTAGTCCCGGCCGATGCATCACCTGAAGCATTAATAGAAGACCAACTCATATAAGAATATGAATCACTATAAAATCTACTTGTAACGGGTTGACCACGACTCATATCTAAAAGAGTAACCAAAATGCCAGGATCTTTTAAGCCTGAGCTTCCATTTCTTGGTGCTTTCTTTCTTAAATATAAAGTAATGTCTGTAATGTCAACTGACTTAGAATTTTTTACTGATTTATTGTCAACATAAAAACTTTGTATAAAGTCAGGCTTTTTTCTCATCGTTGTATAACGATTATCAGTTGTCGGTTCAGGAATTAATACATCTACCAAAGATTTTGGTGGATACGTATTAGGATCACTTAAATTAATACCAGTTTTAATTGTTTTAATTTTATCTAAAGAAGTAGGATTATCTACTTTAGCATATTCAATTAAAATAATATTATTTCTTGGCTCTGGTGGTAATAATCTTTTTTGATGTCTCCAATGCTTATTAAAGGCCGGCTTTTGTCCACCAGAAGGAAAAGCAACGTTTTGTGTACCTTGATTTCGAACCCACAAACTAAGCTCGCCCGACTCGTTTGTTACAAAATAAGTATATAAATCTCTTTTATTTGTTCTATCGGCATTTAACTTTTTATGGCCAAAACCAGGATAACACCAAGGTGTGATATCTTCAAATTTATTAGCATCTTGATTTCTTATGCCAACCATATATTTTGTTTTAGGTTTTAAGCCATTAAACGATATAAAAAGAGGTTTATCTTTTGACGCACCTTGCGAGCGAACAGGCAATTTGAAAAAGTTTTCATTTTTCTTTTTAGCCCTGTTCGTTGCAAGTGGAACATGCTTTGGAATTCGTCTCATTCTAGTTGCCATTTTTTAAATATCCCCTTATCGATGATTCCTGCGGCCGCCACGAGGTCCCGCACCAAATGTATTATTTGGAGACTCACCAGCTGGACCTGGATTAGTAGGTGCCGGAGGCGGAGGCGGCGGCGGTGGCGCGCTCGTCTTACTTGGCGGCGGTGTCGAAGGTGGTGGTGGTGGTTGCTTAGGCGGTGGCGGTGGTGGCGCCGGCGGTTCTTTAGGTGGAACTGGTGGCGGCGTAACCGGTGGTGGTGTTGTTGGAGTCAACACGTCACAATTATTTGGATTACTATTATTCTGACACCCATCATCAGTATTAACCTTTGGTGGAGGCGGTGGTGCTGTATTAGCACACGGATCTGGTGGAGGTTGTACAACATATCCACACTTGCCAGGTATCTTTTTGCCGATGCCTCTTCGAGTAATAGTACAACCAAATCCACCAGCTGATCTGCCCGTATAAACGTAGTTTACTGTATATACACCATGGCACTTTGTTCCCCACGGTGTACCAGCAGCAGGACAGCCACCTCCACCTGGGTCTGCCGGTGGTCTTACTGGTGGCGGTGGTGGGACATAAGGCTTTTCTTTAGATCCACTATCATAAATTGGATCTGCATAATTTGTAATTGGGTAACAAATTTCATAATTATGTAAAGGTGATCTTTTGTAATTTCTTACAGTAATATATCTGCCTTTAGATAAATCATATGGAATTGTAATTTTTCCAGAATATGTTAAGAAAGCGCTTGTGCCACTTCCAGATAAACTATAATTTACATTCCAGGCTCGCGACCCAGTTGAATATGATTTATAGCTAGGATTAATATATTTTTTGTTTCTAACTTTTACTTTTTCAGCTGCACTTGTATTAGTTAAAAGTGAAGCACCTACACCACCAGGAATAAACAGCGCAGTTCCAGTTTCTTTAGAATTTGCTGTTGGTTTAGATGTATGCTGATATACTTCAATTCTATCTTGTCCACCATAGACATCAAAGGTAATAACAATGTCTTGTCCTTGCGCATCAAGTGATTCAGAAAGAGTGAAAGTATTTTCTTCCCATACTTCTCCATAAGAACCAACAGTCATTGTTCTGTTATATCTTGTTGTTTTTTGAGTAATATAACTACACTTAGTTTCAACAGTTGGTGTTGGTTCTTCTGGAACGATAGGACCAGCAGTAGCATTTCTCTGACTTAACAAACGCTTTCTCTGAGATTTAAATTGAATAGTCTCACCTTCAAGCAAATGACCATATGTATAACGATCTAAATCGTAATCTAAGTTAATAGAAGTTTTGCCTGGTTGTAATACATATTCATAAATCGTAGAATTATGCTCTGGACTAGTTTGATCTGTAAAGTCATAATTAGCAAAATTGTCAACAAAGAATCCAAACTTAAATCTTTCTAAAGTAGAATCTACAGAACTTTGAATTGTTCTATTAGCAACAGAATTTTCCAATTCGCTAATGTTTGCAATATATTCTAATGATTCAATTCTTCGCTCCAACTGCCCAATTTCTTCCATCGTGTAGCCTTTTGGCTGTTTGTCAACACGATCAATGGCAGTAGTAAATCTATCTCTACGATGACTTCCTTTTGCAGGATCTAAATTAAATACGCGAGTATCTACAATTTCTTCCATTTCAATTGATAAATTTTGTGGAAGAGAAGGATAAGGACGTACAGATGATCTATATAAAACTAATTGATTATTGTTGTCAGTAGATCTTAATTCAGTTCCAAGTAAAAATTCAAATTCACCTTCTGAGTTTATAGTAATTTGATCCTGACGATCTTGATATACTTGATAATCAAATAAAAAATAACAATCAGGAAGTGGGAACTTATAATTAGCACTAGTGTCAAACTTATTAGCAGGTGTTGGTTCCGCTGGGTTAGTAGTTGCTGCAGTGTTAGAACCTGCAAAGGCTGCAGTATTTGCCATGAATGGTCTAAAGTCAACACACTCTCTCAAGTCATAATACTCGCCTTTATCACTATTAACTTCTGGAATTTCCATAATGTTCATAGTGGTATTAGCAACATACAATTGATCTAAAACAACATCATCATCAAGATTATATGAATTGATAACCTTTACGCCGGTTGAGGAAGGTCTTAAAACGTCGACCTCAACTAAATATTCACCACTTACTGTGTGATCTGAGTAATTACCTTTGTAAAGATATCCGAGACCATAGTAATTTTTATTTTGATTATGATCTACATAGAATTCATCTCTTAAGTTAGTGCCGGTTGCGGTATTACCTGCATATACACCGCTCAATCTAAAGATGCCAGGTAATCCTAAACACCATGGCCCGGTCGTTCCTGCATCGTTATTGGCGGTATTAATTTTAACATATTGTTTACGACTAACTTCTAGTGATACTGGCGTGGTATTTGATAATTGTTGCGTATAAATTGCTGACACAGTATTTTGCGATGTAGCAATATCTAAATCAATCGTAAGTGTAGAAGAGTTTGCAGACACGGAAATACCATTACTGCCGTCTGGTCTAAGACTACGATTTGCTAATGGAATTGGTACGTTAGCAGGGAATGCTCGTTGAACATTGCCAGCACCGCCGTTGATAGTACCTTGATATGTAAGTGCACTATTATTAGCTACTCGTGTTACACATACGTATTCACCTATTCCGTTATAACCATTATTAATATATAACCAATCGCCAACTTTAACATTACTTAACAATAAGTCTGTCGCATCGTCTGTTGATATTGTTGTTGCTGTATTGGAAAAATTAGCACTAGCAATAATCACTGTACTATCAACTAAATGATTTTCAGGCACAATGATTAATTCATTAAGTTCAGAAGTATTAAGAGATCCACGATAATGCCACGAAGCCCCACTCTCAGCAGAGATTGTAACCAAACCATTTGCTTGAGCAGTAATACTATCAGCAGCACTACGATACTTATAATCTATTTTGTCAAATTGCTTAATTGGTCTACCCAAATTAAACAATAACGAATTTTCTGCTTGTCGAATAATTTCAGCTTCTGTCAGAGCTTGAATTGTTGTTCCTTCAACCAAATTATTTTTTAATCTTCGCAATACTGTAGAGTTACCTTGAGTTAATACAGTATCTGCTAATCCCGGTCGACCTGCGCCAACCGCTGGACTAAAGATTGATCTAACTCGACCAAACTTTTTACCTGCATTCATTTTAATATCAAACAAATACAAACGGTACACTGCATTGGCTGTGCCAGGTATACCACTTTCTAGCATAACTGATCTTATTCGAGCATTACCAATAGTTGTACCAGAAGTGACATCGGCTGAAGCTTCAATGTTATTTTGAGAAATTGAATTACGAGCAACCCTTTGTAATTGAACTCGAGTGCCTGTCGTAAAATTATGTAAACCTACAAGTTCATTAACCCGTGTATAGTTTCCATAATTAATATCAATCGAAGTGTTTGATTCAGAATCTACTTCTGTAGATTTTTCTACGTCTTTTGCGTAGTTTCTTTCTGTACGTACACGATGTCCACCAATATAAGCGTGGCCAGGATCAAGTACGTAACTAAAATGTGAATCCAATTCTTCAGTATTTGCTACTGACCTTGAAGTTGCGTGGAATTGATCGATGACATAGTTACCAGCCTGATCATACGAACGCTCGGCCATTACTTCTTCAATTTGATTGTATGAAGTAAGTCGATTAACTTGGAAAGGGCGCCCTTCTGAAAACTTAACAAGTCCTAAAAATTCTGGATCGTCATCTGCTTCTTCAAAAGTTTTGACTTCTAAAGTAGGAACTAATTTTAATCTATCAGCGCCAGGTGCATTTTCATTTAAAAAGCCTTGGGCGTTATCAAATAGAGTTTGATCAATAGAAGTATTAACAATTGACTCTATAGTTTTAAAACCTACTGAAACATCAGAAGGAGTATTTGAATACTTAGCTACAATTCCAGATTGTGGAAGTACTTTAAGGAAGTGACCTTTTTGATAAATTTCACCGTCACCTACTGTAATACCAAAACCAAAGCCAACAGTTGGCCCACCTGATCCTGAGTTAGGAAGCGTTCCAGCTTGTGGAATAGCTATACGATCAACATAATTTTCTGCGTCAGCATCAAAAGTATTAATTTGTGTATTAGAAGCTTGAGTAGAAGAAATTGAAACATGTGGTGCTAAATAATAATTAACACCACCTTCGTTAACAGTGATAGTTTGAATACCACCTGCACCGGTAGTAATTAAACTTGCACCGGCCCCTTCGCCAATAAACTGTGTTAAGAGTGCTTCATTTCCTGTAGTATTTGAAGTAAACGTTAAATCTTCTGCGAAACTCCAAGCGTTGTTATTTGCTTGTGCAAGATCTTCAGTTCTTGGTTTAATTTTAAGAATAACAATTTCAGCGTTTGTTGTAGTATCTACTTCTGTAATAATAGCTTTAGCATTAGTAGTTGATTGCTCAATTAATTCACCAACTTGGAATTGACCATTAGCAAAATCTAATCCACCTGTAGTATTTTGAACTTCAATAGCACTTAAAATTACAACTGCGTCAGCGTTTGAAAATCCTTGCGACTGATTAGTAATATTAACATCGTTAATTGGATATTGATTATCATAAAAAGTTAATGTATCGCCTTCAGCAAAGCTATCAGCATCTTGATTACTACCTGCATTATTATATTCTAAATATACTGTCTTTAAATCTGGGTTGTTTGATTCAAAGCCTTCAGTTGTTTTAATTACTCGTGCAATAACATTTGATGAATTTTTAACAAATAATCCATTTAATAATTCTAAAGAAGTTGCTGCGCCTGTAGTAGTCGTATCTTTTAATTTTGCAAAAGGAATTGAACTTTGATACGAAAACTGACAACCATCCAATAAGGTACCGGATTTTAAAATATGATCTCCAAACCTATTAACTTGCTCTTGTAAAAGCGTTTGAAGTTGATTCAGTTCTCTTACTTGCACCGCGGTAGCGGGCTTAAATAATACTCGGTAGTAATCTTTTTCTACGTCATAATCATCAAAGTATGGAGAGACTGATAAATTTGTTTCTAAGTCTAAAGACATTACTTAAAACTCCAATATTACACGAATTTCTTCTGTTTGGTTTTGATTTCGCGTGACGGGTACGTCATTTTGTAAATAAATGATATTTCCTTCGGTTGGATCTAAATCGCCATTATATTTATCAAGCGTATTACCAACTGTCGATTGTAAAACTGCTCCGTTATTTCTGCCGATAATATCTACAGAAGTATCCAACGTTCCACTTACATTTGTTACTAAAAGGTGAGTGTTATTTGCTGAAAATACTTTTGCTGTAAAGTCTTTATCGGTCTGATAAACTTCTTCATCTGCTTCAAAGGGAGTATTTGGATCTGCAAGAGTACCTAAAATTGTAGTGACTTGTCGATATGATCCAAAATTATATTGTGCAGTATTTGCTTGTATTCTACTATTTATATTAATTGAAGCTACATTAGCTACAGACTTTGAAGTTTGACCATAAATTAATTCGCCAGGAACTAATGATGGATCTACTTTATTAGCATAAAACGATGAAGTATTTGAAACTTGTTTAATTTTTCCAGTAGAAATTACACGCGCCAAATAAGCAGTTGTATTAGATGTTGTTGTTCCTGGCGTCAAAGTAAAACTTGGTGCAGTTTGCAGTTCAATAGATGTATTATTAGAACCAGAAATTGCTACTTTTGAAAGATGGTTATAAGTTACTGACGTATCAGATTTAATAAAAATATAATCACTATCTTTCAAAAATGCACTATAATCAAACGAACCATTTGCTTCTTGTACAAGTGCAGTATTTCCATCTACAACAGTAAACGATCCTTGTAATTTTAATTTTTCAAATTGTACAAACGTTTCATTTGCTGCAAAAGTACCATCGGCTCCTGCTTGACTTGTATTTGCTGAAGTAGTTGTTCCAATTTCTACATTAGAAAAAAGAGGATCACGAATAATACCAAACTGGGAAAAAGAATTCTCTGTAGGAATAGTATCGCCTTCATCTCTTTCAAACTTCATATACATAGATAAAAATCTACCACCAAGTTCAATAGCAGAATTAGTACCATGGCCGCCCTGCGGTGATATCATTGGTCTCACTGTTGCGGGCGTAGGCGCAGTCTTTTCACCTACACTTAAAAAGTTATTTGCAGACGATCCTACAACACCTTGTAAAATTTCTGCTGTAGCAAAATTATAATCTCTACCAACGTCTAACATTTCGATTTTTGATACGCTGTTTGTACTAGCTTCATCAATGATTGCGCGGGCATACGCCGTAACTGTTTCAGTGCCATCACCAATAATTCTACACTCAGGCATAATTTCATATGTAGTTGTACCATCTGGACTTGGATTAAATAATCCATATATGTCATCATCGCCATCTTGATCTAAAGTTACAAACACTTGACCATTACTACTCGGATCTTCTGAAGATTTAATTTTTCTATATTGTCCTGCGCCTGTGCCTGAGGTCAAGTACATAATCGTATTTGCATAAAAATCTTGTACAGTTGAAGATCCTGCAGGTAATCTTAGTTCGTCACTTGTGCCACGAGCACCAATGTCTGAGTTGTTAAATTGTGCACGAACAAAATTATTATAGTTTCTACCTCCAGTATCTACTTTTACTACGTCAATAGAACCTTCGGTAGCATTATTAGATACTGTAGTGTTTGCTACAACTGGAATATAGTTTTGAGTTGCAAATTTAGTAAATGTTGTAGAAGGAATACTATACATGTATTTCCATTGATAACCATCAGCGGTTTCATAATAGTTATCTCCTTCTTGAAATAATGCTGCATCATATTTTGCATCTTGAAAAAGAGGCTTAGATGTAGAAACTTTTCCACCAGCATTATACAAACACTTGTAAACGTGTTTAAATGAATTTTCATCAACTACAACATGAAAATTCTTATCATATAAATCTTCAACTTCGTCGTCATACATTTGATAAACAGTATTAGCAACCCAATCGTTTCTTTTTATCATGATCTTAACGTCATTGCTTGTAATCTTTTTTCCAAAAATCATGTTTCGATAGGTGTCAATACTAAGATTTTTTAATTTTTCTAATGGTTCATCAATTTCTTCAATTGTACTAGCGTCTGTCATATGATTACCAACAAACGCGTAATAAACGGTATTAGCTGGCTCAGTCACAGATTCAACAATCTGATCAATCAAATGTGTTTTAAATTCACTTGGTACAAGTTTCTTTGCCATTTTAATCTCTTAAGCTATTGTTGCAGAATAGAATTCATTTGTGTTGACAAATAAGTCAAACTTCTTAATATCAAATTCTGCTGTTGAAGATTTAGTTTCAATTGAAACTGGGACTTCAGAAGTTCCAACATAGCCACCAAATGGCTTAGTCCCAGCAGTATGTAATACTTTAAGAAGTATATCTTTGTATTTATCAAAAGGTAATGCTGTTAAAACCTGATATGAATATTCTTGATAAAAATCATTGTCGTGTAAGTATTTATCTGAACTTAAAAATGACTTCCTACTATCATGCACACCTGGTGCTACGCCTTGTTTGCCGTGTTTAATTTGACCCGCTACGGTTCTTTCTGAATTGAGGAAAGAAATAAGTGTTACTGTTTCTCCATCAAAATATCCATAACCAGAATCAATTACATTAAGTTGTGTAATAAAACCATTTCCTGATAATGCAGTAGATCTTACTTTTGCGTTTAATCCAGTTTTTTCTCGATCTCTCATTTCAAAAATAGTATTAATGCCCGCGGTGACGTCTGATTGTACACCTCTAATAATCGTCCCAGGTCTCATATCATCAGTGGTTGTCCAATTATCTGCAAGATGTATTCGAGTTGCTCGAAGAATTCCTTTGTTTTGATTATGATAATAAATTTTAGCTCTTACATTAGAATTCGTTGATAATTGAATTGTTTCACCAATAATAAAATTCTTTTCTTCAGCTTCTTTATTATATACAATTTCAAAATCATAACGTTCCATGTGTTTTACTTTTGGTTCGTATATAATAAAGTATGGATCTACTGGATAACCTCTACCTGGGTTTGTAGTAATAATAGAATCAATAGAACCAATTTCAATATTTGCTAATCCAATTGCATTTTGAATTGATGTATTTGTATATTCTATATTATTACTCGTATTATAAAGTAAATCTGAACCATAACCTGGAGACGTATTTCCTGCAGAAAGGACACCAAAATTAATAATAGTATTTCCTGAAATATCAGAAATCAATTCATTTGAGTAAAAGTTTTCTAGTTGTTGTGATTCTGATAATGCTGCATCGACAACGTCTCCTGCAAAAGTTTGCTTAACTGTGAACGCTGCTTCTGTTTGATAAGTAAATCTTCGTGCATTACCAATTGTTCCGGAAGTAGTTCCTACAACATTAGCAGAATCATAAAATGGATTTGTTACGTCGATCACACCCATATTAACATTAGATATTCCGGAAATTGTATATTCTGTGTTAATAACAGCGTCTGACTCTTCGGGACGAGGTAATCTATAAAATGGTTCATTATTTCTAAAAACACCAACATTTCTATCAATGTCTAAAAAATAACGCACGGCGCCAGTTGTAGCATTTGTTTGTGCCAATAACCCAGTTACATTTCCATTTGCATAAATTTTATCACTTGGGTGTTTTTGATAAACAACGTCATTTTTTTTGAGCCTAAGTGTAGAATCCGAATCAATGTTTGTTGTAGTATATTCAACAAGCATATTCACAGAAGTTCCTATTACGTTTCCTGTAGCAGTTACATTTAAATTATTACTCGATACTGTATAATTTGAAGCATTTGCTGTAGTATAAAACGTGTTCGTAGTTAAAATTAAAGTGTTTGAATAAGTATCAGCATCATAATTTACAGTCACAAATTCACTATCAACATCTATTGATACAATAGAACCTTTAAAGCTAACATCATTATTTGCGTGATATGCAAATAAGTTATCACCAACTGAAAATGGTTCTATATTTGCAAAGTTTAATCTTACAAGATCTTGTCTAACAATTTCAAAAGTTTGATATGGATTATTGACTGCAAACACTTGATTATTAGTTATAGATAATGTGCTAAAATTAAACATTACATCAGAGCCTTGAACTTCGGCAGTATTGGTATATCCCCAACCGCCATTTAAAAGTTCAAACTCAATCACACCTGTATAGTTTGCAGTATTTGCTACTGTAGCTTTTCCTCTTTTACCATTACCACCATCTACATATAATTGTTCACCTATGGTAAATCCAGGTGTCGACAATGTAACATCAAAATTAGAAAATGAACCAATAATTTTTGTTGTTACATTTTGAGTCAAATCACGAGTTTCTACTTGTTCACCGGTTTTAAAATCACCTGTAATATTAGCTAATTGAATAACATCAATATAACGACCACCTTTTTTGACTCTATTAATTCTTTCAGCATAGCCAGATGCATTACTTAAAGAACCATATACCATTCTTCCTAACATATTAAGATTAGATTTAAAACCAACAACTTCTAAGTAGTTTACGTTAATCCACGTATTGTCTGACGGTCTAAATAAGTCGTCAGCAGGAGTGTAAATTCTTGCTTCTAAACCATATATTAATTTAAAAAAGAGATCAACTGCTTGCTCTGTTCCTTTTGAACGATAAAAGTCCAATGAGTTTTTAATAAAAAGTTTCTTATTAGATGCGACGTTAAATTGAATGTTAGACAAATACTTATTTTTAAATGAAAGAATAAAATCATCTAACGTTGTATCAATATCTCTATACTCTGGCAATCTACGTGAGTGATATAGAGCAGGTGAAACGTTTTTTACAGTATTATCGTTTGCATCTATAAATTGATTTTTTTCCATCCACTCATAATAAGCTTTTATAAATGCAACAAATAACTGTCCTTCTTCTTGATAAAAATCAGGAAACTGACTTTCTATAAGAGGAGATATTTGTTTTTCTATATCAAACATTAAAGTCTAACCTGTTCTACCTTGACGTTAACATCAACATCCCTAATTGAAAGAATAGTTCTATTAATTGGCGTGATGTCTTTTCCTTTTGTTCTTGCGTAAAGATTTAAATAATTTTCTTGAACTATTTTTTGAACCCTAAAATTCTCTATAATGACAACACCTGTTGTGTAGTTGACGGTACCTGTTGGCCTAACAATTTCATGAAATTCATCATTACCTGATACAATATTAAGGAAACCCAAACCATCATCTTCTATAGTACATTCCTTTCCATCAAAAATAAATGGTGATGAAAAGACTGTTTTAATTTGATTCGAATCGTGATTGGGTAAAGTTCCTGGTATATCATCTCTTAAAGGGAATCCAAAATTAATAGTAAAGTTTCGCGAAAATTGATCAACTACAAATGATTTAATAGCATAAGTATTAGTATCATTACTAATAATAGAAGATTGTGCAGAATCAATCGCACTAACTAAATTACTATATCTAAAAGTTTTTTCAAACCCGTTAATGTTTGTTAAATTATAGTTTTGTATTGCTGAGCTAGCTAAAAGTTTAATATCGTCAATATTTAAGCTTGTTTGTGTAATATCATATTTGACTAAACTATCAACTTTAATGTAAGTATATTGTGGATCAACAAACACTGGATTTATTGCCAAAGCTGATAATGGTTTAATAAAATTATAATATTCTGCTTTTCTTGATGGCGGTAAAGCATCTGCAGTTTTTAAATCAACAGCAACAAATACTTTTCCAAATTGCGGTGGATCTTCTGCTTCACCTCCATACGCAGCAACATCATTAATTTCTGAAAAGTTTGCTTTTAACAGAGTTTTATAATCATCTGAAGTAATTACACGTTCTTGTGTTGCAAACGCGCGAGGAGCATTGAATTTAATTGACTCAATAGATTCTGCAATAGAACCACCTTGAGCTGCTAGCACTTCTTTTGTTTCTGCATCAACTGAAACTGAAACATTAGTTACAACACCAGTGCCAATATCATCGTCAGCTCTAAAATTTCTAATTCCATTTGGTAGTTCACCATTACAAGCACGATATTCAATTAAAACTACTGAGTTATCTTTTGGTTTGCGACCAATTACACCATCACCAAAAAGAATTTCATACGTATCATTTTCTGCAGCCTGTAAAAAGAAAACTAGCGATGTAGAATCTAAACCAAATAACTTGTCTCTTTTTAAATACGTATAAGTATTTTCACCATTATCTTCAATTACGGTTACTCTAATACTATTAGTATCAACTGTTTTATTTGTAATAATAAATCTTTCGGTTGCATTAGAGTTTGTTATATAAGAATCGTAATTTAGATCGCCTTCGTATATCTTAATAGCAGAAGCTATATAAGTATTCTGATCGTTATCATTTGCAGGATTTAATGCTAATACGTTATCAGCAGTTACAAAAGTAAAGTTCTTATTCCCAGTTGTTCCGGTAAACGACGTACCACGAGGAATCACAACAGCACCAGCAGTTGCTTGTGTATCGCGTATTGTGATATCTACTGTTGCAGTAGCAGATCTAAATGAACGTGGCACATAGTTTAATTCTTTTGCATGTGACACAATAGAATCTCTCATGATAGCAGAATCTAAAAACATTTCATTGCTTAACATATTCATGTAAAAAGCATTAATGTTTGTATTATACGCTAATATATCAAGCAATACGCTGATGTTAGATCCTTCGAAATCGTAATCTCTAAAAATATTCTGTGACTTTAAATAAGTCTTAAGATTATTTTTAATACTATCAAAATCGAGAGTTGTGAGGTTAATACTTGACTGGGCCATTTATCTTACTCTATAAAGTACAATATCAACTTCTTCTTCTGTTTGAGAAGTTAATACGTAAAATCTAATGGTAACGTTGACAGTGTTGTCATCGTATTCTGATGTAGCTTTAACGCTAGTAACATTGACGCGAGGTTCATATAGCTTAATTGTTTCTTCAATATTATCTTCTATTTCTGATAAAATATAATCTTGTAGAGGTTCAAACAAATAACGTGTGAGATTACTACCAAATGCGGGATTACGTAATCTCTCATATTTATTCGTAAAAATAATATTTCTCAAAGAATGTTTTACTGCTTCTACATTTACTTTACGAGTAATCTGAGCAGTGTGAGGATGTGGTAAAAAGGTATGCACAAAATCACTATAAACTTCTTCGGGCCTGCCGGCCTGTAGAAATTCAAAATCTTTTTTTGCTATCTTTACGCCCATGTTAGACTCTTCTTATTTATTTTTTATTTATATGATATTAAGTATTACCTGAAGGTGGTACATAATGACCACCGTGTGCATCGTTATTGCTGGTGTGTGTATTAAAATCGGTAGTAGTAACATAGCCGTCAATTGTTGATCCAGCTGGAAGAGACACTGCGTTACTAAAAGTAACTGGGCCGCTAATTGTAATTCCAGAAGCAGTTACAACAATTGAACTATTGCCAACTTCAATTGTAATAGTATTTGTTTGTGGTGGTGGCTGATTAGCTACTTGTTGCTCTAATGCAGAAGCCGTTACTGTAACTGCTGCTGCTCGTGATTGTATATCTGCAATTCTTGCTTGCACATCAGTTTCAATGCTCATATTTTAATACCCGTAAGAGTTAAACGTGTTTCAAATATTCCTTCTGGAACTTCAAAATCAACCGCCATCTTTGAACCAGAAAAATTACCAAACGTATTGTAAGTAAAATTCATATAATATGTTTCATCTTCAATTAAATATGAATATGAATAAATTTGAGAAGTATTTGAAAATACACCAGTATTATCACCAATTTTAAATTTAATTGTCGTGTTGCTTGTAATACTGACAGCTTGGGCCCTATCTGTTACATATGCATTTTGTGCAATGCTATTAGATCCAGGTTTAGTCGACATCCAAAATGTTATAGGCGTGTCAGCACCATCTGGAACAACTAAAGTTATATTATACGATGAAGCGGTATTTCCAACCGGTAATCCATAACTTGTTATTGTATTTGCTTCTGCTACTACATTTGCAACTACAAAAGTATTACTCTGATCTGGTCCACTTACATCACCTTTATAATCTACGCTAGCACTATACGGTGTATTACTAAAGTCACCGCCGGATGGAAGGGCTGCAGCATTAACTGTAAGATTAGTAAGTGCAGGAGCAGTTGCAATGCTCGATTCAATAGCTGACATTGATTGAGCTATAGCTGCTGTTTGTTTATCTAATTTTTGTAAAGTTGCGAGAACTCTTTGTGGGTCAAATACTTGTTCCATAATTATCCACCTCCGCCTGCGCCAGAACCAATTGGTGTGCCATCGACTCCTGCTAAACCTTTATCTATTCGTGTCTGTAAAGAAAGACTATTGAGTGCAATAGAAGATTTTAATTGATCTTCCCTAGTTCCTAGTTCTTCAATAGAAGCAGCTGCCGCGGCCGCATCAGTAACAGCATCTGACATAGCATCAGTTGCTGCACCTAAATCATCACCAATTGCATCGATTTCATCAAGTAAGTCTTGTGCACCTGTAGTTTGAAGTGCGTTGGCAATAATACTATCAACCAAACTTTCTGCTGTTGCAATGAGGTTAGCAGCATTTTGATAAATTGAATTAATAACATCATCGATAGCATTAAATAGTGTTTGTTCTAAACAAGAAATCAATTGTGCAATAGCACTTGTTACTGCACTAATTAAATTTGCAATTGCAGATGCTAATTGTGCTAGATCAATAACTAATTGGACAATCAAAGCAATTTGTTGAGCTACCGGGCCACCAACTACTTTTGCCGCCCACGTTAAAATTTTAAGTGGATCAGATGGTAAAGATAAAAGAGGTGCCCAAGTAGACATAATATTTGCTATTGACTCTGCGTGAGATGCTATCGAATCAGTAATATGTTGAACATATTGATCAACTAATTCCTGCAGCCTTTCACAACTAAATGCACCATTTACTGGAACTTGCTCGGTTTCATATGGAAAATTTTCTAATGCACCGGTATCTTCATTTACAGTTGTTGGTGTATTTGGATCATAACTTGGATTCGCAGAAAACGTTTGATTATCAGGACCAATTGGTTTTTCTGGATCAAAGTTATCATTAACTTTTGCTTGTTCAACATATACTACGCCAGTCATCGCTTCTAATTCAGCAATCCAGGCGTTAATTTGTTCCGTTGCGTTTTGTACACTCATTATACTATATCCGTAACAATTCCTGCAGTGACAGTAACTTTCTTACCATCTGGTGTTGTCCAAGATCCAGATGCACCATTTTTAGCACTCAATCTTGCGTTAAGAGTTTTATCATTAATAACAGTCATATCAGAATCAACTGTAATACCTGTACCAGATTTTAACCACAAGCCACCTTCAGATTCTAAAAAATTTCCTACTTTAGCTTTGTTGCTTATTATGTAAGCTTGTGTTGTATGATTACCTTGAACTTCAAAAATTTCATCACCACCAACATGATGATAAAGATTCCCAGCTACATTATTATAATAGTTACCATAATCTAAAGGTGATAATTTTCTTTCTTGATCTTTTGTTAAACCCACATTTAAATTATAGTTGTTGTTAGTTCTAATATGAGTGTTATTTCTTACATCACGATAATATGTTGATTCATCTGTATCAGATAATCCACGTTCTTCATCTTTACTATATCCAACAGACACTGCCATATTATTTTCTGTTGTTTGGATTGTATTATTACCTACATCACGATAATAGTTTTTAGTAACTGGAGAATAAGATCTATCAATTTTACGTTCAGTATCTTTATTATACCCGACAGATAAAAGATAATTATTTTCACTAACTAAAATACTTGTGTTATATACGTCTCTAAAATAATTCCAAGTATCTACATCTTTTTCTAAACGTCTTTCATCTTTTATTTCATAACCAACTTGTACAACTCTATTATTTCCAGCAGTAAGTGTAACATTGTTTGCTACATCTAAATATAAATTGTATTGATCAATTGCACCACCATCGTATTTTGTAGAGCCATTGTCATTAATACGATTAGGAGGTGGATCCTGATAACCAACTGTCCAGTGATATGTATTGCCAATCTTTACAGTTTGAGTATTTGCAATTGATACATTATGATCTCTTTGTAATAACTCATTCTTATCTTTTATAACAGTCTCAAAAAATGAGTCCATTGTTTTACGAGATCTTCGACCTTTCCAATCTGGTTCTGCAACTCCGCCAGCTGTTGTGTAATTCCAACCAGATGGCCCAGTTTCAGGATACACATTTTTTACTTTGCCTCGGTCAGCGTCAATTCCAGGATTTGATGGAGCATTAGAAATTTCTTCATATGTTCCGGACCTATGCCACATATGCATACGTTCGTGGCCGGGAGTATCATCCAACTCAATTGCATGGCCTGATTTTGTAGTATAAGTTAAGTTATAAGGATACTCTGTATTATAGGCAGTAGGCATTTCATCTACTGTGCTAATAGCTAAAGGATCGTCTGTTTCATCTCTCCACAGTTTTGAATATTCGTATGGTTCTTTTGGCAGCGTTTGACCGGGCCCACCTTCTTTTGTTATTGGGTCTTCAAAAAAACCTTTTGCTAATGCAGATACATCATGATATTTGTAATCTTTTTCAGGTGGTGTATCCTGAAGCATTTCTTCTATCTTAGTTCCTGGCTCTGGGAAAATAGATTGCTTATGATACGTACCAAAAATCATTGGTATGTTTTGCTCATAACCATCTAGATAAAAACCAAATGCGTATGTTCCAACTGCAATTCCAGTTGGTGATAAACCTACCGCATCTACCCAATCCGGTGTTTCAAATTTTTCTAACTCTACAACTTTTTTCCAAGATAACGAAGCAGATTGAATTGCAGATATTGGATAAGCCCATAACAATTCTTCATTTAGAAATCCATATTGATCGACTTTTTTACCAAGCTCTCCGGTTTGCTCATGAATAACACGTATTTGAACTCGACCCATTTTTTCTGGATCTTTAATGTCTATCACACGTGCAATAAACCAACGGAAAGTATCACCTAAATGATAATGCGCCATATTATATTGCCTTCTTCATATTTGGTTTACGTATATCTAAAATCATAAAATGTTCAAACTCAGCATTATCTCTTTTATCTAATCTGTGTCTTAAAGTACGTACTACATAATTTTCTGAATATAATTCCTGCTGCTTAGGTTCAACAGTGACACCTGAAATATCAGGTACTTTTGCTTTTACCATATCACCAACACGCAAAGCAGTATCTCCATAAACACGTATACGCATACCGTATTGATACATTCTATTTTCAAAACCACGCTTCCAATGTATATTAGTATTATGTTCCATTTCAGGTCTTAAGCTATCTTTAACTGCCATTTTTGTAACACCAGGCTTTGAAGTTACAAATGAACTATACTTCGAACTATTCATATCTTCATTTGCGTCAGTAAACTTATAATTAGTGTGCTGGCCAGTATTATTATATTCATTCATTGTATAATAAGTACCACGGAAAATATCAAACTCACGATACTGATTTCTCATAGTACCTGCCATTACTTTGTCTACTGAAGCACCTTGAGTAATCGTTTCGTATGCTAAAATATTTCTAACGTTGATTGGCGATCCATATTCAGGTTGCCTATTAGTTTCATCATATGTAAATACGAAATCTTCAGCTTTACCTTTTCTTTCTTCGATTACTGCTTCAAAAGTTTTAAAGTAATATTTTTCCCAATCTTCCCAAAACAAAAATATTGATGATTTATAATTAGGAGATACTGCCCTCTCTTTAATAAGATCTACAGCTTGGAAAGGACGAATATTGTTTACAACATAATCGAACTTACCTTTCGTAGGATCAACAACAACTTCTTTTGAAACTACCAATTCATCTTTTAAGATAGCGTTAACTGCTGCATCGTAGTTCATATCCTTGTAACGCTTTGAATAAACATTCCAAGAATTTTTAAGAAAATCTTTTGTTACACAGCGCAACTTATACTTTTTAATATTAGACATGTCATTTGTTTTCATGCCTTGAATACTTTCAACAAATAACTTATAAGTACACGAAGGTCGCGACGGTGTTTGAATTGTAATTTCTACTTCTTCCTCGCCTGCAATTGGAAGATTATTAATCAATTCAATACTATCTTCTAAGAAAAAATCTGCAGTTAAAGAAAAATTATCTAATGATTCGTAAATATCAATACCTTGTACCTGAGGATACATGTTATGAACTCGGCTAGCACCAAATGGTGAGATCCATATTTCTTTGTTAGGTATAATTACATCAGATACGTCTAAAGCGGTCATTCATTTGCTCACTGTAATAAATCACTTAATTGTTTATTTACCTTTTCAGTATATGCTGGTTCTAAAAGATAAATTTCACGCTTCAATTCATTTTGCTCAAACTCATAATCATAAGCATATAATGGGCTATAATAAATTTGCTCTCCAAATGGAATTACATGTGTAATAAGCTTCCATGTTGTATGATCTAAAGTAGCTGTAACACCTGAAGTTTCGCCTGTTACTGTTATGTTTGTATTGCTTTCAAAAGTACCACGAATATCTCTAATTGTAATTGTGCTTGTATTTGCAAAAGATATTGTAGCTTTGTTTTCACTATTACTATCATCAGTAATCGTTTCATCTTTAGTAAACGTGGTTGATGGTGTAGTGGAAAAGCTTATAGTTTCAACTTTATTTGTTGAAGCAAACCAATCTTCTTCTGCTCTTTGATAAGAAATTACGCCTATTGCATTATCTATTGGTACCCAATATTTTTTTCTCTCGCCAGGTAAACTATTATAACCATCTGGGGAAAGAAGACTTTCGTCACCTCTCCAATTATTTCGATAGCTTACAATTTTTTTCTTGGCTTCAATTGTGCTGCCATATTTGTTTTTAATATAGCGCTCAAACTTTTGACTATCTAAATGATAATTAAAATACGGATCAACCGAATCATTTGCGTAATGGATTACCCAATCTAAATCTACGTCATTGTAATAATCATGTGCGACATGATCTACTAAATCTTGATCACCAAGAGAATAAGGATTAAACGCAGTAAAAAAGTTTTTTACTTTACTATTAAAATCAGCGCGCTTCATAATATTGACAGCGGTTGTGCCATTGTAATCCATAAATGGAAACTTTTTAAAGTATTTGTTTTGCTCTGCCATTTATGCGTCCTCAGCCGTATACATTTCTACTTCCTGGAATTCCATACTTAAAAGAACTGATACTGGATTACCATCAATAAAGAATGCAGATTGGCCTTCACCTGAAAAATTAATCATAAGAGATCTTACAGCCGCGGTTTTAAAATTACCAAGATCAGAACCATTTACAACAGGACGAAGTAAATATGGATATATTAATTTAGATCCGCCAGGTGGAGCCGATGGGAGAATCTTTTGCTTTAAGAATGTAATAATATTTTTAATGTTAGTAGCATCTGCGCGCGTCCGAGGAACTAATTTCCAGTTCCAAGTAAATTGGCGAAGCTCTAATCCTTTAAAAAACACTGATGGGTGTGGGTTAGGAATAGCACCTACAATTTGAGATGCTAATCCACCTACATCTGTATCGGCCAAATTACTATATGCAACTCGAGATAAAACATTTTGCACAGCATTTTTTGCTTCAGCTTCATTTAATTCATTTAATGCTACTTTAGCAATTTCAGCAGCTTTCATTATATTTCCTTGTTCGGCCGCTGAAATCATATCTTTTCCTGCACTGCTCTGTACAACATCACCAAGGATACCTGTATCACGCTGATCATATTTTACAGAGTGATTAAATGCAAAGTTATCTGGCAATGGTAAAAACACTTTTTCACTTCCAGACACATTACCTTTGGAAAATGGATCAGATCTACTATATTTTTTAAAGTGTAATTCTAAAAACGCAGGTGTTTTATTAGATACAAGATCTGATGGAAAAGAAAGATCAGCAAATGCATCAAGATCCCCACCCAAAATTTCTTGCCTGTTTTTACTCATCCTATTAGCAACGGTAGTTGCTTTTGTAGGAATTCTATTTGTAGTAATTGATAAATCAGTAGGAGTACGTGATGCACGTTGTGTTAATTGTTGCTTTCCTGCAAGACTATCATTTAAAAAGTTTGTAACTAAACCTGCTGTATTTTTTGAGGTCACACCTGAGCTTTCAAGTTTAGCAGCAAAAGATGAAGCTACTTCTAGTTTTGACCTTTGTGTATTGTTAAGATTACCAATAGAGCCGGTAACACTGCCTGTAATTTGACCTGCCTGGGCTGCAGGACTTGCACCAGTAGAACGGATAGCACCAATTTGGATTTTATCGAGATATGTAAGATTATTACTTAGTTGTGCTGTATCTGCACCTACTGATGATATACTATTGTTTGCTGCCATGGAAATTTCCTATAAATAAATATATGGCTAAAACTTATAAAGGCGTCTTTAAACCGCAGAATCCTTCTAAGTATCGTGGCGATCCTACTAATATTATTTATAGGAGTCGCTGGGAACTTCTCTTTATGCGCTATCTTGATTCACACCAAGATGTTAAACAATGGGCCAGCGAGGAATTAATTATACCTTATAGATCACCATTGGATGGAAAAGTTCATCGTTACTTTCCAGACTTCTGGGTAAAGAAAGTGAATAGGCAGGGAAAAACTGATGTTGCAGTTGTAGAGATTAAACCCTTTAACCAAACAAAAGAGCCTATTCCTCAAAAAAAGCTTACCAAGAACTATTTATACGAAGTTAAGACTTGGTCGATAAATAAAAGTAAATGGGTTGCTGCAGAAAGTTTTTGCAAAGATAGAGGATGGGAGTTTATGATTATCACTGAAAAAGAGCTCGGATTAAAATTCTAATGGCAACATATATCTTTCAAAGAATTGTAGACGAAGGAAAGGCTGAAGGTGTTCAGTCTGGTTCAGAAGAAGCCCGCGATTGGTATAGAGATCGAGCTGCTTCTGTAAGATCGGTCGACACGCGTAGAGAGTTAAAGAACCGAGCTCGTACATACAATAAAATGGTTCAACTTGACGTTGGACGTATGTATATGTTTTTCTATGATCCAAAGCACAAAGAAAAGCTTCCATACTATGATATGTTCCCATTAATTTTTGTTTTAGAAAAATATACTGATGGTTTTCTTGGTATGAACTTACATTATCTTCCACCTATTTTTAGAGCACGTTTAATGGATAGGTTATATAGTATTGAGCGCCAAGATAATGTACGTGAATCAAAAAAACTAAGATTAAGTTATAGTTTTCTTAACACTGCAGCGAAGTATAAATACTTTAGGCCCACCGTAAAAAAATATCTTAATACTCAAGTTAGATCACGTTTTCTTTGGATACCTTATGATGAGTGGGATATTGCACTAATGTTACCAACTCAGAGATTTAGAAAATCAAAACAAAGTGCAGTATGGCGCGATTCCAAAAAGAAAATACAGTAAGGTAATCACATGGCATTTGATATTGCAGCATTTAAAGCATTCACTGGAGATCATCTTCCAGCTACGCACTATGAGGTGTTAATAAGACCTCCTACAGGTGGAGGTAATGAAATTAATTTGCGTACAGAAACAATTAGTGTTCCGGGCGTAGCATATCTTTCTGTGGATAATTATGCACCGTATGGATCAGGAAAGCTTTATAATTTACCATATCGTTATAATCCACAAGAAATTCAAATGACTCATAATATCGATAAAGATGGAAACATTATTGATATTTTTAGACGATGGGCAAATTTGACAGTTGATCTCGATGGGAACGCGAAATACGGTGCATATTACTACGAGGTCTACGCACAACAGGATGGTGATATTAAAGTTTACAATCGTCAAGAACTAGTCAAAACAATTACGCTCGAAAAACCATATCCTATTAATATAGAACCAATCCAAATGGGTTGGGGACAAAATGATGAAATAGCTAAATTGAGCGTTTCATATAGATTTGCATCATTTAAAGTAAGCTAATTTGGAGATATATTATGGCTTTACCTAAAATTGCAGCACCTACATTTGAGTGCTTGCTACCATCAACAGGTGATAAATTATATTACCGACCTTTTCTAGTTAAAGAAGAAAAAGTTTTGTTGATGGCTAAAGAATCAAATGACAAAGCTGACACAGTTAACGCTATTAAAAGTATTATCAATAGTTGTGTACTCAATGAAGAGTTTGATGTAAATGATATTACAATCTTTGATATGGAATACATTTTTATTAAACTACGAGCAGCATCTGTTGGGAACGTCGTACAGTTTCAAGTAGAAGATAGTACTGATGGAATTACATATGATTTAGAACTTAACTTAGATGAAGTAGAAGTTAAGTTTCCAGAAAATCATGATAGAAAAATTATGGTCAGTGAAGATATTGGAATGACTTTAAAATATCCAACACCTGAAATTTCTACTGTATTGGCTAAGTTAAAGACTGTTGCTGATATTACTTATGAAACAATTAATCATTGTATTGATGTAGTATTTGATGATGAAGATACTTATGCTTGGAAAACAACAAGCAAAAAAGAACGGGATGAATTTTTAGATAATCTTCCAATTGAAACTTATAATAAGATTCAAGCGTTCTTTGAAACATCACCAAAAATTGAGCACGTTATAGTTTATACAAACAGTAAAGAAGAAGAAAAAAGAGTTGTTTTTAGAGATCTTGACGATTTTTTTCAATTGGGCTGAGTTACCTGGATCTGTTCCATCACTACAAGATTAACTTCGACATAACTCAGTATCACCAATTTTCTTTACACGAAGTGGAACAAATGATACCTTTCGAAAGAGAGCTGTACATAGAAATGCTTGCTGCAAAAGTAAAAGGTGATAATGATAGCCTAGGAAAAATGGTAGACTTTTAAAGAGAACAATAATGTTAAAACTCATCAGAGCACTAGCTCAATATGTTTCTAGAAGTAAAAACCTAAGTAAAGCGCGCGGAGTGCGTGCTGCTGGTGGAGCTAATCTATTAAAGTCTGGTTTAAAAACTGCAGGCGGATTATCTTTAGGTAACGCAGTACTAAAAGGATTAGGGTCTTTAGGTCCCGACCAAAAAGAAAGCGTCGATTCTTCACTTCCAACAATGGAGCAATATACCGCGGCCGCGGCCGCATCAATGGAAGCAAACACACCAGTACGACATACTGACGTTCCAGCTTTAATTGAAAACATGGAAGAAGTCAGAGTCCCAGCTGTTATACCTGAGTTAGGTCCAAATGACGGACAGTATGCTCCTCACTTAAATCTTATCATTGAAAGAATTGCACGATTAGAAACAAGAGTTAATACACAATCAGCTTTATTAAATTCTCTACGTAGTGTAATTGACTCTGCAGTCGATCAAAACGAAGCTCTCGATAGAAAAGATGAGCGACGACGCGACGAAGCAGAAATTGAAGGTAAAAAGACAAAACCAAAAATTGGTTCTGGCATTGGTGGTAAAGCTGCAGCGCTCGGTGGTGGAATATTAGCTGCAATAGAAAAATATGTTGGTAATTTAGTTGGTTTGGCCGCTGGCGCAGGATTATTAGGTTTACAGCTATGGGAACCAGATCCGAGTGAGGAAGAACCACTTGGAATTATGGATGCACTCGACGAAGCTGAAAATTTTATTGCTCAAGCAACAGTAGGTTTATCTACGCTTGGTGTGTTTAAAGCAGGTGAGCAACTAGGCAGAGATGCAAAAGCAAAACAACTAAAAGCAGAAAGAGCAGCACGGCCAGTAAATCAACGACCAAAAGTTCCGGGACAAGTTGGTACTACAGCAGATGGAAAGCCTGTAGTAAAATCTAAAGCAGGAAACTTAACTGTTGCTGGTGCTGATGGTAAAGCTACTACACAAATAGTTAAAGCAGAACAAGTTAAACCATTATCACCTACTGGCGCTAGCGCTCCAACTGGTACCGGTGCTGCAGCAGGCAAAATGGGCAAAGGCAGTAAAGAAGGTTCAGCATTTATGAAAATGCTACAAAAGTTTCAAGGCATTGTTAAATCAGTACAATCTGGATCAAAGAAAATTATTGAAGGTGCTAAAACATACTTAATGAAATTTGGTTCTACAGGATCTGCGCTTATTCAAAAAATTGGTAGATTTGTTGTTAAATGGTTCCTTATTATTGAGGCAATTACATTTATGATTAGATCTACTGAACTCTATATGTTTGGTAGTATTACTAAAGATGAATGGCATAAAGGAAACAAGGAACAAATTAATACTATTTGTAAATTATTTGGGCCTATGTGGTTATTATGTTTACTCGGTACTTTATCTCCAATTCCGGGTGGTGCGATCATGGGATTTGTAATTGGTTTGTTTTATGGTGATGAAATCTATGATGCAATTGCATTTGATCAAGTAGTTGCAGCATTATATGATTGTCTTGTAACAATGTCATTCCAACCATTAATAGATATGTTTAAGAGATTTTATGATTGGTTTATGAATGAGTTACCCAAGATTCTGGGTGAGAAAGTAAAAGCTGCTGGTCAATATATGCAAGGCATTGATGTTATTGCAGAACAAGAAGATATTCAAGAAGAATATGGAACAACCTCTAACCTTGGCAAAATTGCGCTTGAAGCGACTGACACATTTTTGGGTATGGGTGTTGATGAAAATGCATTACTATATGTAGCAGATAACATTAATTCACGCGAACAGCTCAGAGAAGTTGATAATAAAATTATGGAAGAGCACGGAATTGGTCTTATTGATTTAGCAAAAGATAAATTAAATGAAGAAGAATTCCAACAATTTGTTAATGTATTAGATAAGAGTATTGCTGAAGGCGATGCTGGAATGGAAGAAAAAGCTGAGGCAGTTAAAAACTATGTCGATGATCCTTATGTAGCAAAAGAAGGTGATTACCTTACGGCTGAAGCAATGAAAGAAATTGGTGCAAGTGATACGTCAGCTGAAGAAGTTGGTAAAGCTTTATCTCAAGTTGCTAAAGTAGACATTACTAAAGAAGTAGCATCCAGTGAAGAAATGGCTGGATTAGTAGAAGATAAAGTTTCGCCAATATCAAATGAATTAGAAACAATTGCCGAAGAAGTAGAAAATAAAGTTAAAGTCGAAGCTGGCAGTTTAGTGTTAGCAGCCGGCGCAGCAGCCGAAAGAGCATTGAGTACAGTTAACATTGAAACCGTATTGCCTAGTGGTAAAGTTCAACAAATGGCTATGCAAGTTCCAACAGATATTGTTAAAGAAGTAAGAGGACAAGACTCAACTATAGTACCGATTATTATGGGAGGTGCTAGTAAAAGAATTAGCCGGGCGGCGGGTAGTTCTCCTGCATCACAAGTAGAAAATTCTAATCCCTCATACAATACTCGCGATAACTTCCTTACAGTAAGTAATTACACATAAAAAAAAGCCCGCCGAAGCGGGCCAAGAACCTGGGTGGTTTCTATTCAGCAGCTAGCTTTCGGAAAAAGTCAAGTGATTCATCATCATCGTCAAAAGACGTATCAGCTGCTTGTTCTACTACAGGTTTAGCTTCTGCAGCAGGTGGAGTCCAAGCAGGTGCTTCTTCTTCAACTGATTCAGCTGTTGAGGTAGGAGTAACACTACCCAATACACGCTGCAACTTTGCAGCAAGTTCTTCGTAACTCTTAAAGTTTTTTGGATCATTGAACTCTGAGAGACCATGTTGAGAATTCCAAACAGTTTCCAAATCATCTTCATTGGCCAAGAGTTGTGAAGGTGTGTCAAATGCTGACTTATCATAGTTACGATAACCTTCTACTTGACGAATGCGGAGACGGAAGTTCGAACCTTCCCACAAATCAAACGGATTTACAGCGTCCTCATCTTCAAACTGAGGGTGCATCAAATCATTAATCTTATCAAAGATTTTCTTACCGTACTCATAGAGAAACACCTTACCCTCGTTAGCTGGGTTGCCAGGATCACTGATTACGTAAATGTTTGAAATGTAATGAAGTCGTCGCTTTTGCTTACGGGCAACTTCTTTGTCAGCCTCGATTCCAGAATTCCACAACTTAGAGTTGTACTCAGAAACTGGGTCTTGCTCACCAATAGAAGTGAGAGACTTTTCAATATACCAACCACCAGGACCTTGAAAGCCATGATCCCAATAACGAACAAATGGTACATCTTCACCAGAAGGTGGAGGTAGGAAACGAATGATAGCCGAACCGTTACCAGCAGTATCTACTGTTGGTTTCCAAAAACGTTCGTCAGCTCCTTGCTTTTGCTGACCTCCACTTTGGACTTGTTCTGCTGCTTTGGCAAGCTTATCGAATTGGCTTGCGCGAGACTGCTTTAATTGTGCAAATGAATTTGTCATATGTTTTTCCTTGTATTAGCAACGTATGTTTTCTTATCCACATTATTCATAATATAACAAGTATATCTTACCACAATATCGGAGAAAAGTAAACCCTTTCTCCGATATTATTTATATCACTTTTCAGTGACGAACTCATAAAGTTCTCGTGCCTTTTCCTTGATTTCACTGGGATTTGGTATCTTTGGTAAGAAAGATTCAACATGATTTAATTGTTCTTCAAGCTTTCTAATAGATACAATATCACCAGTATCACGATAATTAGCAATCGTATTTTCAATCTCTGTATATAAATGCCAAAAGGCACCATTCATTTGATCGTAACGATTCATTTCGAGATCACGTGCCATTTCTAGCACCTTAAAACGTAGTTCATATGGATTGGACATAACATGTCTCCTGTGTTGTGTGTGTGTAAAATGTTATTGAAACTTGTCAGTCAATAACTGTCGGTATTTACTTTTATCGTAGTTTAAAAAGCTAGCATACTTTAAAAGTGATTGCTTTGTTTTAGGCCACAAAACTTTATCAGATATTTGCTCGTCCCAATAGTGAAACAAATTACACGTATCATTGAGAATAATCATAGTCTCAGGTGTAACTTCTTTACGCTTATAAGCATTAAGAATTTTTGGATAGTCACCATTCTTTACAACAAAGGCTTCATCCAAAGAATCAAACTGAGATACATCTGACTCAAATGTGTATGCTAAAGATTGTTGTCTTTTCTGTGCTTGTTTAAATACTTGATTATATTCATCTTCGAATAAATTACCTACCCAAAGATTATTTTTTTCAAATAAATTAGAAGCAAGAAAAAGCTCTAAATCTTTTTTCTTTGAAAGTTTATGATAAAAGTATTTGTCGTTCCTGCATTCAAACTTGCTTTCATTAGTTCTTACTGAGCCACGATATTTAAAGTAGTCATAAGATGGACTATTGAAATGAAGCTTAATTGCAGTGAACATTTTGTATGCATCAAACGCATTCATAATGTTTATCATACAGGTAGTCGCGATGTTTTCATTAAAAAATTAAGATCTTCAGCTTCTTCTTGAAGTTTTGCTTTGAGTACTACATTCTTTTTGATGTACTGAGCAATGACTTCAATTTCCACTTCGTTCTTTTCACAATAATGAATGATGGCGTCCATATAATCTACAGAGCCAGCCCTACGAATTTTTTCTATTTCAACAAGAAAATTACTTACTGAATCTGGTTGATCCTTAATGGTTTCGCCATTCATTGATTACTTTCCTGCTTTGTCTTTGAGTTCGATAATCATATTATCCTTAGACTTACGACGGTCCAATTTAATACCAAGACTTTTTGCAAGATCATCGAGTTTTGCTTTAGTAAGCTTTTTGAGTTCGTCGTCTGAAGGAATTTTGTCGAGAGCTTTTTCAACTGCTTCTTCAATATCATCGGCAATTTCTTCAAACTTTTCTTCGACCGCTTCGCGAGCTTCGGTGATGTCTTCTTGAACATCATCAATTTTCTCACTTACTCGAGGCCAAAAAACAAAGGCAGCAATTGCTACTGCCACCAAACCAGCAATAATTAATTCCATAATGTGTATCCTCCCGGAATAATATTTATAACGTGGGGAGAGAGGCTCTCCCCGTCTAAATTAAGCAGCTTCTGCATATTCAACAGCAAGGCCAAGTGCATCGATGTTACGATCTTTATTTGCACCATACCATACAGACTGCATGCGTGTATCGTTATTATGACCCATTTGGTGGTTGGTCATAAACGTTACAGCATTGTAAGCTTGCCACCAAGATCCTTCAGCAAATTCAGCACCAGGCTGAGTGTGAATTACTTCCAATGCGGTTGTTGCATTTCGTGACAAAACTTTATCGCCTTTCTTAACTGATGCAATAAGCTCTTCAAAAGACATGTCACTTACACTAGACTTCTTAGTAGTCTTAGGGAATACGCTATCAAAGTACTCGATCAATTGATCTTGCTTATAACGCTTGTTCCCAAGAAACTCAGCAGCTTGCTTGTAAGTATCCATCTTATTATGTGCTTCTTCCAAAGCAACACGAACTTTATCAGCATCAAAAGACTGACGATGGTTGAGGGAAATACCCAATGTAGCCTTTCCGGCTAGAGACATTGACAGAGTATTGTTGCAGACTACACGAATGGGGGTGAACCGAATGTCTACACCGCGGCCATAGTTGTGTGGGTTGGATAGTAGCAAGTAGGAATCAACCTGATCCTTGCCACCGAAGAGACTAAAAGATTCATTGACTTTAGCAAGACCCCAAATGATTTTGCCATCCTTCAATGAACCAGCAGTATGCATTTCCATACCACCAGCTTTAGTATATTCGTCGAAGAATTCGAATGCTTCTTCGTTTTGAACTGGTACCCAGTCATCACCAACAACATCTAAGATAGTGTTGTCAGAATCACGCATTAGCGCTTGTTTGCCAGGTACCTGAATGTCGTCATTAACATACATTGGATGCTTACTTACTGTCCAATCCAGTCCAGCTGCTTGCATCATTTGTTGGGGAGTGAGATTACTATCGACTTTGGTACCAAGACCGTGCCAAGGTAACTCACCTGCGTATGCCATTGTTTCAACCATGTGTGCCATAATATAAAGTCCTCCACAGACCAATTCAATTTACTAGTTAATTCTATCAAAGAAAAACAAAAATGTCAACCGTTAATTTTTAACAAGTTCCAAATGTTTGCATTTACCACGAAACTTGTATCCAGGGCAAGTACACGTTCCATCAATTACCATGTACTCATTACCATTCGAGCTTTTGTACACCAATGCACCTGCTGGTACAAAGTGATGTACTTTAAGTTCTTCGGGTATTTCTTCGTCGAGCTTAAGAAACTTACGACGACTGCGATCAAATCTCATCTTACCAGATAAGATTTCCCAATCACCGCCGCTGGCTTTACGATAAGCTAAAAGCTTGTCACTAGTGCTGACAATATAATCATGATTGCTGGTGCGGTGTTCGCCCCAGTCAGTTATTTCACGAAGTACTTGCAACGCGGAGCTCCTTAATGATATTGGTTAAACCTTCATAAGTTTGAAGATCTTCAACAAACTTTTGGCGAGCTCGTTGACGTTTAGCGTTGATTTCAGGGCGCTGACGATTTTGAACTACAGAAGATTGTGATTCTTCGCTGGTCAACATATCGTAGATTTTTACGATTGTCTTTGCATGCTTATGCGCAATCCAGCACTTACGACCAGACTCGGTACGTACCCAATGCAATGGATTAGGATTACCAATAGAATCGACGATCTTACGAATCTGTATGATCATTTGAGTCTGCTTGTAATCAGGATTTAGTACTTCAATGTCAAGATCATCAATCATTAAATGCTCCTAGTAGATGATTGAACAAATTTCAAAAGTTTAGAATCTTCTTTAAGCTCGATTCGTACTTTATCATTTGAGTCACAAATGTGAGACTTGTGGAATTCGAAGCAGTTAGTTGCTGCATTAAGACTAGCAAAAGGCAATGACATCCAAGCTGCATCATTACGAGTTACTTGTACAATATACTTAGTATCCATATACTTCTCCATTTTGATGGTACCATTCTACCATAGTTTTTTGTAAAAGTAAAATAAAAAAAACCCTTAGAAATCAATAACTTATGTGACCGCCTATGTAAGTGGTTGATTTCTAAGGGTTTTATTTTTTTGGTAATTTTAGACTTTTTTGTTATAAGAGGCCTCTATGATATAACTCAAAGAACTTTTTGGTCATAGGTACATAATTCTGACAATCCTCAATAAAGACAATAGGATCGTCTTCATGTACTGCCATTAGGATTACAATCTGTTCTACTTCAAAACCATAATGTTCTTTTGCCATTTCGGAATAAGCAGCACACTGCATAAAATAGCTGGTGATATCTTTCTTATGCTTACGGCGCTTAGATGTTTTAAAATCGAGTAATGTATTCTTACCATTATACTTACATAGTAAGTCTGCAGTACCTGCAGTACGCAATTCATTAGAATACATTTGTAATTCAATACCGTATACTTCATCGACATTGTCATCGAGGTATGGTTTGATTTTGAGGAATCGACTGACAGGAATAGGCATGTCTTCACGCCAGGTAGGATCATTGAGCATGTATTTTTCTGCAACATTGTGTACTGCTGTTCCAGCTGATGAAGCCTGACGAGCAATTTTATTTGCTTCAGCTTCACCTACACGCTTACGCCATTCATGTAGTTTCCTTTGTCCGAGTTTGCCAAGGACTGTAGTGACCGATGGATACTTATCACCAGAGTCAGTCACATACAGTCGTTGACCCTCCTCGTTAATTCGCTTTAATTTTCTGGGTTCGAACAGTTTATGCACAAAGCCCGAGTTGTTCTCTTGCAATGATATACTCCTTCACCAACAAACTGCGGACAATGTCATTTTCGTTGAATTCAACGTGTTCAAAGCCTGATAGTGTATCAATAATTTTCATAAAATTAAGTAGACCGTTTCTCTCCTGTTGTTTGGTCAGGTCACTTTGCCTAAAGTCTCCACAGAATACAACTCTACAGTTTTCTCCTATTCTTGTTATGATTGAGTCTAATTCGTGGAAATTCATATTATTTACTTCATCTATTATAACAATAGTATTGTCTAATGTCAACCCTCTGACAAAAGACGTACACATAAAGTTGACGAGCTCTTTGTGTTTTAAAATGTCATATGCGTCACCGCGGCCAAATAGTTCATTACAAATTGCCTTGTATGGTTCTTCATATACTCCAATCTTTTCATCTTCTTTGCCGGGCAAGAACCCAATATCACGTGTAGGTACTACGCTCCTTACGATAGTAATGTTGTGATAGATTGAACTTGGATCCTCGAATAATTCTCTAAGCGCGAGATAGAGGGAAATGAATGTTTTTCCTGTGCCGGCCATGCCGTGGAGAAGAAGATGATCGCCGTGGTCATAGGCGTCAAATGTTAATTGCTGTGCAAAGGTTTTTGGTTCTACATCAAATAGTCTCATTCCTTTCTGTGGTACATGAGTGCGCTCATCGAGTACACCGTTTTTACGAAGAGCTCTTCGCTGTCGCTTTGAAAGTGCCATATACTTACCTTCTTGTTGTTATTTGGGTTTCTATCTTATACTCGCCAATTCACACATACTAAAAAGTATTAATGTTACTATTCCTCCCTGATGCTTTTTTGACTGACTTGAGAATATCACGGAATCCCTCATCTGGTTTTTGGTTATAACCAGTTATAAGATTATTCCGCGAAGTGGTAATGATTCTAGTGAGGTGAGGGTTGTTGGCCGAGAATGTTTCCATCTCGGAAATTTTGTGGAAGTGTTCTTCCTGTTCACCGGTCTCAGAATTGAGATATACGTAGGTAGGCATGTTTTATTTATAATTTTCTTGTTCTAACAAGGCCTCAATATCATTGGACCTGAGTATATTTTGTACTCTTTTTTCTTGCTTATGTTCACGATACTCATGAATAAACTCACGTTGTCCACCGTCTTGAAAACGACGTTCTTCTTTGCGATGGTTACTTTCTCGTTTTGACTTGCTCATAATAGCCCCGGAAATGCTTCTTCAATAAGTTTAGATGTAATTCCCTTATATGGGATTTTTTTATCTTTGACTGCCAAAAGAAGTTTTGCTTCTTCTGGGTGAATTGATTCTAATACTTGAATAAACAATGTTTCTCGTCGAATTGGATGTAAATTCTCGTTGCCACCTTCAATAAACAAATACAAACGACGTGCTTCGTTATATAAGCCATTATCGTTTTCTTCTGCTTCTTCAAACTCACGATACGGTGGATTACCATCAGGCAAAGCCCAAACAATTGATGGGTCGAAAGCATACTTAAATAATTGAAGCATGACTTTATTTGGATGGTGTGATTTAAGAAACTTTACCTTTTCTTTACGAGAAGAGATCTCTGAAGCTTCTTTAAGAATTTTACTAACGCGGGGAAGTGCCATTTTAAAACTCGCTAATATTTTCCATAAGATTTTTTAATTTGTTTTTGATAAAGTAGTTAAATAGCTTATCTCTACTTTTACCATCTTGGTTATCATATTGATCGTAAACCTGATTAATAATTCTTTCAGGTATTTCTTTCAGATCAATAAGCATTCTATTACGACAAAAATTCTGATAAATTTCTTGTGGCCATTCTGATCCTTCCGTATTTAAAAGCTCATGCATTTTTTTAACACGCAATGGTTTTTGTCGAGAGTCACTGACAAATGTATCGTCAGCGCTCAACACATTTGGTACACCATCACCAACATCACCTTTCATAATATGTTCATTGAGGAATGAGTCAGGATCATTGCATTTAATCCAACGCTTACGAACTGGATCATATTGACTTACATTAGAATACTTTTGTAATTGCTGAAAGTCTTTATCACCTGATAAAATAAGAATAGCATCACCGCCTAACTCTCTTCCATACTTAGCGCAAAGCGCCCCGATAACATCGTCGGCCTCTGCAGTTTCAACTTGGATAGTACGATATGGAAAGTATTCTTTAAGTTCGTCGCGGATTTTGTTGAGTGATTGAAAAATGGAATTCCAATCGAGATCTGATTGCTCTCTGCTCTTTTTACGACCAGCTTTATAGTAGGGAAAAATATTTCTTCGCCAATAGTTTTTATCGTCGCAAGCAATAACAAGTTCGCCATACTCTTTACCAAACTTAACGAGATTATATCGAATAGAATTAAGAATCATATGCCGTAAAATATTCTCATCGACATCTACTTTATGGCCACCAAGAGAAACCATAAGATTAGCAATCATTACTTGGTTAAGGTCTAAAATAATCACAATATATTTCCTTCACAATTTTATATATTCTACCACAATCACACAAAAATGTCAACTAGAAAAAGTCAAATTCTAATTGATCAGGATTTTCGAACATGACATAATTTTGGTCAGTATATAGTGTTTGCGAGAATCCTTGCATGGGATGAGTAATAGAATTAAACTTAAAGACGAGAGATCTTAGTGATTCAAACATGAGAGATATATCGTATACGTAATCTTCGTTAGATATATCATAACCATCATGGTGTAACTCTGTTAAAAGAAATCCAGCGTATTGATCGCACATATCCTCTAGATCTTCAGAGGCAGGTTTAAATTCTGCGTCGAGTCTTCTTTCAATAGGAAATCTGATAACATTGTTTTTTTCTTCCATGAATATATTTATCAAGTTCCATATCTAAACATTTTCCCCTGTATAGATCTATCTTTTGTATTTTCTATTAAACTTGTCAACATAGCGTTCCACTCATGTGTCCTACGTTCCCAACCATAAAATACATTAGAATAAGAAGATGCAGAACTATTAGGCTGATAATTTTCTTTAGCCTTTGTAACTGCGTTATCTAAAATGTTGTAAAAGATACCTGCATGCTGATTTACATCTTCATGCAATTGATACATTTGATTCCAATTGGCTGCTGTTTCTGGCAGGGCAGCATAGTTAGAATGAATGCAAATAAGTCCTGCCGACATAGCTTCCATTAAACACAAACAAGAAGTTTCAGCCCAAATAGATGGGTAAGCAAAAATATGAGATTTTTTAAGTGTATCTCTAATAACAGAATTGTCTACTGTTCCGTGATTAGTGATATGTGGATGCTCATCCATTTTATCAAACAAATCTTTAAACTGCTCATCTCGTTGTTCCCAACCATAAAGCTTAAAAGATGAGAAAACATCAAGATGAATATTATCATGCTTTTCACAAAGAGCTTGAAATACTGGAATTAAGATTTGCAAACCACGATGAGGAGTAGGCGTATATACAATGTTAACACCATCTTTGGTATCAGGTTTTTCATGCTCTTCAATTGGATCAATAGCGTTATGCAATACTACGCACTTCGACCAAGGAATACCATAGGCTTGCATATAACCTTGCATTTGCCAATTAGATACAAACACAAACTTATGAAACTTTTCTTGCTCATCTTTATCTTTGAGAAATTCAGATTCAGGATCACCTGGTAAATCATGAGCCCAGAAAATCCGAACTTTATCTTCCTGTAATTCTCTAACTCTCGATGAAACAATCTGGCATTCTTTTAAAAGATCTTTATTAACTCTTTCGGCAAGTTCTATTGTCATTTTTTCGGTGCCGCCCATCGAGTTTTCATTTGTTTCATTGCGAACAAATACGCTATCACGAATCTCAGCCATTACAATTCTTCTCTATCTTTTTTCAAATTATCATTCTTTACAGATTGAACTACACCACGATTTCCTTGGTTACTTTTTGCAGTAAATGGAAATAAACAAAGTGTATAGCCATTGCTATCTTTAACAGATCCCATAGGATAAACAATCTGATTTGTCTTTTTTACACGCCAAACGTCTAACATTATAAACTAACTCCTTTGAGCATATCATTCATTTCAATATGATTTTGATAATCGGCAACATATACATCATCAATCATAATATGTGGAAAGCCTTCTTGATCTGGAAACTGATCTAAGAAATCATCAATATCAACATCTGCTGATTCATCAGCGCCAACTTTAAGTTCTGTATACTCGATGTTGTTCTCTACAAAATAATCTTTTGCTACAACGCAGTGGCCACACCCATCGAGTGAATACATTACAACTTTCATTTTATTTCCTCTAAATGTCTTCCGTTAATTTTTCCGCCAACAAACTCGTTATAATAATCTTCTCGCAATAAAACATTTCTGTCGACTTGTTCTTTGAGTTCATAGTAAGCACATTGTGTTTTGCTATTACATAATAATAACACATGTCGCTCGATTTTGTCAATACCTATTTGCTCAATGTCTTGTAATAAAGATTTACTGGATCCATAATATTTTTTCCAGTCTGATTCGACTCTAACCTTTTTTCTTTTTCCTTTAACACTGCGCACTGCACGAGTCCAAAAGAACTTTTTACCTATGTATTGACGATTGTTTTGTTTGTTTTTGAGAAGATACACCATGCCGACATAGTTTTTTACGTCTTCACTCTGCAATGTTTTGCCATGATAAATCCACGGGTTTGGGTAGTCTGACATATTTTATTATAATATTAGATTCTTCAAAGAGCTGCTTTGTAAATTCAAAACTATCATTCCACTTTTGTTTATCAAAACAACTCTCTTCGATTATAACTTTTTTGATGCCAACTTGGATAACTCCCTTTGCGCATTCAGAACATACTGGAAGTCCATAAACATATAAACTAGCACCGGCTAATGATATACCATTTAAACATGCATTGTATATACAATTTTTTTCTGCATGTACTACATATTTATATTTTTGTTCACGGTCGTTTAAACGTTCCTCGGTGTCATCGATTCCAGCTGGAAATCCATTATAACCAGTGCTTAGTATTTTTCTATTTTTACCTACAGTTACAGCACCTACTTGCCTTGATGGATCTTTGGACCAAGTTGAAACTTCCTTGGCCATAGCCATAAAGCGTTCATCCCATTTCCCAATCTTCATCATATTCTTCCAAATCTAATAATTCAATACTGCACACTGGACAATAACTAATTTCAACATCATCTAATTCATAGTTAGCATCGCGAATAATAACATCCATCTTTACTTCGCACGACTGACACTTAATAGTTTGTTTGACAATGTTTTTCGACATTAAAGTGAAAATCCTTTAAAAGTTGAATCATCTAAATCCTTTTTGATTCCACCTACAATGTATGAAGTGATTTCTGTTTCTTGTGGTGCAACTTGTACTTCTGCTCCGCTAATCCACTTTTGTGTCCAAGGCAAAGGATCTGTTGTACCACGTGAATTACTTAAACCAATTGCATACATTCTTTTGTTTGTAATAAAGTCTACGTAGTTTGAAAGCAACTCATAATTAAGACCAATCATTGAACCATCTTTAAACAAATACTTTGCCCACTCTTTTTCTTGATTAGATACATCTTCAAAGATTTGTAAAACAGTTTCCCTTTCTTTTTCAGCAATCTTAGCAAACTCTTTATCTTCCTTTGGAAGTAATTTAATAAGTTGTTGAGTAGATGCCATGTGCACGTTCTCATCACGTGCAATAAACTTAATAATTTTTGCGTTGCCTTCCATTTTCTTAAGTTCAGCGAATGCCCAGCTGCAAGCAAATGAAACATAGAATCTAATACCTTCAAGTGCATTGACTGCATTCACTGCAAGCCATAGATTTCTCTTCGTTGGTTTATTAATTACATCATCATAATACTTAGAAATAGATTGTGCACAATCAACTATTTCTTCGATGTCTAACATTTCATCAAACACTTTCGATGGATCAGAATAAATGTTACGAATAATGTGAGTGTAAGATCGTGAATGAATAGTCTCACTAAATGTCCAAGTAAGAATCCAATTTTCTAACTCGGGCAATGAGCAAATAGGTAAGAACGCTTCAGCTGGTGCTCGGCCTTGCACAGAATCCAAAAGAATTTGGCGCTTTAAGTTACTAGTAAAGATATGCTGCTCATGCTCAGTAAGACTCTTAAAGTCTTTGCTATCGCGACTAATATCAACTTCTTCTGGTCGCCAAAAGAAACCTAGTTGTTTATCAGTTAACGTTTCAAAAATACGATAACGCTGTTTATCATAACGAGCAATATTAACACGCTCTCCAAAGAAAGCAGGCTGTGATTGTGCATCGATTTTTTTTGTAGTAAATACTGACATTAAATCCTCTTTATAGTTTACAGCTGTCGCATTCTTCTTCTACAACAGGTTCCAGTTCTTCGGGCGGGTCTCGTGTATCTTCAATCTCACCTGCTCCATCAAATGTATTATTATAATATAATTGCTTGCCACCATACTTATAAAACATCAGAATGTGCTTAAGCATTTCACTTAAAGGAATTTTTTCTTCACCATAGTGTAATGGGTTATAACTTGTATTAACAGAAATACCTTGGTCAATAAACTTTTGAAGTATTGCCATGATTTTAAGATAACCTTCTGGAGATTTTTGATCCCATAAGAGATCGTATTTATTCTTTAGGCTTCTTATACTTGGAACTACTTGTTTTAACACACCATCCTTTGATTGCTTAACTGAGATGAGCGATCGAGGTGGTTCAATACCATTTGTACTATTACTGATTTGTGCTGAAGTTTCAGCAGGCATTAGCGCCATTAATGTAGAATTACGAATACCAAAATTTTCAAGTTGAGCTCTTAGTCCATCCCAATCCATTTTATATTCTGGCTTGACCAATTCATCTACATCTTTTTTGTAAGTATCAATTGGTAAGATCCCATCGTTATATCGTGTTTCATCTGACTTTAGGCATGGTTGTTTTTCTACAGCAAGGTCGGCTGACGCCTGAATAAGATAATAAGACCAAGCTTCTGCATACTCATGAATAAGCTCAAGGTTAGGATCTTGATAGTTAGTATCATTCTTAGCTAGCCAATGAGCAAAATTGATAATACCAATACCCAATGGGCGACGATTCATAGTACCACGATGAGCTGCAACAACAGGATAATCTTGATAGCTTAATAAAGCATCCAAAGCTCGTACTGCGAGAGTACATGGCTTTTCAAAATCTTGTGGCTTACGAATCATGCCCCAGTTAATTGCAGCGAGTGTACATAAACTAATTTCACCTTCGGGATCATCGATACTTTTAAGTGGTGTTGTTGGTAGATTAATTTCACAACATAGGTTTGATTGATAAATCGTAGCTTTGTTTTTATCAAACGCACCATGATCATTAGCATGATCAACATTCATTAAATAAATTCTTCCAGTGTCTTTTCTTTCTTGCGCAAACGCAGAGAAAAGATCTGAAGCTAACATAGTCTTTTTACGAATAGATGTTTTACGCTCGTACTTTTCATACAGTTCTTTAAACTTATCTGCGTCAGTAAAGAAAGCTTCATACAAATCAGGCACGTCATGTGGAGAAAATAAAGTAATATTGCCACCACTAATAAGACGCTCGTACATAACACGATTAAATTGTACACCATAATCCATGTGTCTTACGCGTGTTTCTTCTGTTCCTTTGTTGTTTTTAAGAACTAAAAGATCTTCGACTTCGTAGTGCCAGATGGGGTAGTAGACAGTAGCCGCACCGCCGCGGACACCACCTTGACTACAAGACTTAACAGCAGATTGGAAATACTTAAGAAAAGGAATAATGCCAGTGTGAGAAGTATCACCATTACGGACAGCGGAACCGATAGCGCGTATACGACCAGCTCCGACACCGATCCCGGCTTTTTGAGAAACATATTTGACGATTGCTGATGATGTTGCATTGATAGAATCCAGTGAGTCATCTGTTTCAATAAGAACACAAGATGAGAATTGACGTTGTGGTGTACGTACACCTGCCATGATTGGTGTGGGTAAACTAATTTCAAAATTACTTAACGCGTTATAAAGATCAACTACCCATTGCAATTTATTTTCTTTGTAATCGTGGAATAAAGTCATAGCAATGCACATCATTGCCATTTGTGGTGTTTCAAAGATTTGACCATTAGTACGATCTTTAACGAGATACTTTCCTCGCATTTGTTCCATCGCCGCATAGGTCAAAGCGAAGTCGCGATCGTGATCGATCTTACTATCTAAATATTCGATTTCTTCGCGTGTATAATTATCCATTAACACACCATCATACCTAAACTCACCGACATTCATTACAATATGTTCGACAAGAGACGGAGGCTCGAACTGGCCATAGACTTCTTTGCGTAGTCCATAATTAATAAGACGGCCAGCTACGTACTGATAGTTAGGTGTTTCTTCACTAATCATATCAGCCGCGGCTTTAATAAGTGTCTCTTGAATATCAACAGTTTTTACATTATTATAAAACTGAATATGAGTTTTAATTTCAAGATCTGAGACAGAAACACCAGACAAACCTTCACACGCAAAGTTAGCTACCTTATGAAACTTTTCGAGATCGAGTAATTCTTTATCACCATTTCTTTTGGTTACATAGATTTCCATTTATTTGAAAACTCCATAGCGTTGGACCCAATTTTCTGCCAGATCCTCTGCCATAAAAATAGAGTGATTTTCGAGAAGCTCCGTTCTCTTAAGTTTTTCGTTTTCATAGAGTCGAACAACATAGTGATATTCATCTCTTGCAACAGTTGCGCGACGTTTATGATCGGGATTATAATATCGAGATAGTTCTGTTTCTTTTTTCATATTCTTTTCCACGCAGTATAAAGTAGTTTTGCTTCAAGTCCAGTAGATATATTATTATACAAAAGCTGATTAATGTCAATCGATTGGTTTTCTAATATCATATCATTGACGTCTTTTTGTTTAATCGCTTCTGGCCAAATAACTACCTTATGGTTTTTATCAATTACCTTTTGTATTTTTTTACATGTTTCTTTTGATCTTGGCTCGTTATCGTATACGAACACCGAATGTTCATTGACTAAATTCCAATCTATAGAACCACCTGCCATGGCTAGAGAATTGTCGACAAACATAGAATCAATAGGACCTTCCAATATATAATGAGTCTTGGTACGATCACAAGTATCAAGCCCGAAAACTTTTGGACTATTATTATCTATCATGATTGTAATGTACCTTATTGAGTCCGGTGCAAGTGATCTGCCCTGTATACCAATTAATTCTTTCTTTTCATTGAGAAAAGGTATAACTAACCGGGACTCGTCAGACTTCGTATCAAATTTATTAGGTACTAACGTATTAACAAACTCCTTAAATTTCGGAGCATAGTATAATTTATAATGATACGAACTTGGGATTTTACGATGCATCACATATTTTTTAAATACATGATTATGATCTAAAGATGAGATCTTTTGAAGCTTATCTAAACCAGACTTCTTTGCAAAGACAGGTGTTTTCATTTTTTCAGCAAACAACTCAGCGTCTGACTTTACTCTTTCCTTTTTAGTAAAACCAGTAGATAGCTTTTCTTTAATATATTCTTTATAGACAATAGGATCTATAGTTTGTAGAAACTTATCGATACCTAAAGTAATGTTGCAATTATGACAATGGTATAGATAACCACCATCAGACTTTTCAAAGATAAAACCACGTGCTTTGTACTTGTTCTTTTGTGAGTCACCGCAGACAGGACATCTGAAGTTGTATAGATTATTCTTAACACGCTTGAATCGGTCTAGTCTGTTAGACACCAATCCAATATACTTCTGTTCCAGCCACATAATAACATAACCAATATTGAAACCTTAGATCTATTATACCCAGTTACTCGAAAATGTCAACCGAATATTACATAAAATGTGTAGAAATTGCTCCTACTAATCCAACCATCATAATCCAAAACATTTTACTAATAACAGAAACAGTACGACTATTGTCGTCTACCTTTATAGATAGTTCATCAATCTTTTCAGACAATCGATTGACTCGTTGATAGTTAGCGTGATTATTATTTTCAATCGCAATAAGTTTTTCTTCAGCTCGTGCAAGTGATATCATTGCATCAGAAAGCTTATCAATTTTTTCTTCAATGCGATCTAATCGTTTTGTATTTGTTTCTTGGGCCATTAGTCGTTATCCAAAAAATTTGTAATTGAACTAAACGTACCTTCCTGTACGACCTCTTCTGTATCTTTTGGAAGATCTTCTTCCATGCTTCCAATACTATCTTCATAATAAATAATGATAGCTTTTTGTTGATTAATATATCTTTTTAACTCAGCTACATTAAGAGACATGTTTTCATAATCGGTAACACTGATTGCAAAGAATACAGAAGTACCGGCTTCGTTTTCAAACCTTTTTAAAAACTCGTCAATATTTTCAGGTGTAACTACATACCACTCAATATCATGCAAGTTTAAAGGCTTCGGCCGATCTTGCAAAGGAATGTCTTTAGTTACATAATCTGTCTTGAGAACGATCTTTTCTTCGATCCCAGCACAACCAATAAGGCTACTCGCTAGGAGGAACGTAATTAGGGTTTGTGTCGTTTTCAAGTTGGTCAAATATTTTGGATGTAGCATTATTAATTCTCGTCTCTATCATTCCTGGTTTTTGTAAAGCTAACGCGGTGAGATTGTGTCTCCTGAGTTTTCCAATTAATTCATCTTGATACTTTTCAGCTTCTTTAGCTCGCTCTGATAACTTTTGCATTTGCTCTTGCGCAGCTAATGCATCGGCTTGCATCCTATTAATTGTTTCTTGATTAGCCTCTGCTGCAACTTTAAGATTAGCATTATTTTGTTGTAGCACTGCTAACTTATTCTGAGTATCAGTGTAATAGAAATATCCACCACCTAACATAGAACCAAACAATAATAGTATAATTAATATTGGCATTAACTATTCCTCTTTAACATTTTAGCAATCTCACGCACCTTTTCTTTATGAGATTGTTGTGCTCTCTTTTTGTGCTTACGGTGAGCATTAGGAGGAACGCCAGGTTCACCATCTGGTCCAACGCCCATACCTGCAATCTTACCACCACCTACTACATTTGTCAATTCTTCTGTAAGAATTTTTGCTTCACCCATATAGTCGTTTAAAAGTTCTTGTAACTCTTCGACGTTATCGGCATCAATATTTTGCTCACGTAAAAGCAAGAGTGCTGCAGCAAATGACGCAACACGCGTTTTACCGAGTGGTACTTTACCCAATAGCTTTTTAAGATTAGCAAGAAGTCGATCATAATATCCCCAGCTCTTTTCTTGTTCTGGAGTACGATCTTCCTTAGATGCAACAACCTTTCCATCTTTGTCGATAACACCTGTCTTATAAGCATCCCACTTTTCAAATGGGGTTGTCAACCTACGAAGAAATTCGTAGATAAGATAGATGTCCATTACACCTTTTGGCATTAACCCTGCCCTCTATATTTTTTAAAGCTACGCTTGGTAGATTTATTCATTGACGCTCGTTTGATATTACGACGCCCAATCGAAGTCCCTTTGTTATTAGGTTCGATGATTGCTTTTCCAGCGCCGAGTGCTGATCGTTTAGCCATTAAATATTCCTCAAAGTATTAGCAACGTTTAAATCAATCGCAATCATTTCTGATTTAATATGATACCCTTCAAACTCAATGTGCATTATTGTTTCTGGCATGTATTGTAAGAAAACTAAAAACGTTTTCAACAATGGCCAATGCTTTTCTTCTATCTTAAAGAACAACATCCTTGTTGCTGCTTCGTGATGGAAAACATTATATATTGTAATTAAATGATTAAGTATTAATCTTTCGCGTAACTCGCCTTTATACTTGTATCTTGAAAAGAGTCTTTTTAGATATTTGAATCTTTTCAAATCATCATAAAATTCTTCGGTATCATAATAACTATTTGTATAATTCGCAGCTGCGTATAATAAAAAGTTTGAATCAGTCAGCGGTGTCATAATAAAACGTTGCTTTTACTTATTAACTATCTGGGAATTGAACGTCTTCAGCGTCAGTAGAGATACCGCCCTGATTAGACATAGCGACTAATGTTTCGTGAGTTACACGACCATTGCGTCCACCGGTTCCAGTAGAAACACGTACCCAGCCTGGTGCAACTGAACCTTTGCTATCTCCGCGAGCAGCAACAGCTTCTGCAGCGTCAACACCGAATACGTTATTACCAAACTCGCCAGCGCCCTTTAAGCCAGTAGCAGCGTCGGTAGTAAATTTAGGTGCAGAAGCACCTGCGTCTGTAAGTCCCCAAAGTGCCATTTTAGTTTTCCTCTTCTATGATTAACATATCTAGCATGTATTTTGATTTATTACTAACTTCTTTTGGTTTACCATTCACAACCAAATATGTTTTATTTGGATCAAAATAAAATTGTTGTCTATTATTTATTGCTTCTTGAAATGGATTAGGTATTTCCTTTTTTTCTTCAACCACAGGCTGTGACTCTTCAGTCGTTGCAGCGTTTTTCGTATTAAGATTTTTTGCTACTATGCCCATGATTACACCTTACCTTTTCTTCATTAAGCCGTGCTTGGCCATAACAGTATAAACATAGTCACGTGGATCTGTATCCATCTTTTTAACAAACTTAGCAAGTTCCATTGCCTCACCATCATCCATTAACTGAGCGGCCATCATAAAATCTTTCTTATCAATACCACCTCGCTTTTTAGCATATGCTTTTAATTCTTTTGCAGCTTTAGCAAACTTCATTTGTTGCAAACGATTTAAAGCTTCTTGTAATTTTTCAATTCCAACAAACTCGCCAATAGCAATTTCAATATCGTCAATATGATGATAGTCAACACCTTCATTGTGCTTACTTACTTCAGTTTCTTTTCTTTGCTTTTTCCAAATTGGTCGGCCGTCGGGTGTTTTTGTCTTTACCATTTTAACATCAGCATGACGCTCAACGTCTTCTCGTAAATCTTTATCTGCACCATGATAAGTACCCTTACCCTTAGTGATATAACTATTCACGCGTGCCATACCCCACTGCGATGGAGTAGTACCAGGCCTGTGGCCAGTACGCCATGCAGCTACACCACGATTATATACTTTACGTAATGTACTTACAGAAATACCAGACTTAGCAGACTTTTTCTTGAGTGCAGTTGTCACATCTTCATCTAACATATCTTCAGATACTTTAGACATACCACCACGATCATTTTTAACCCAGCCCTTTTTCTTTAGCCTTGCTAATCTATCTTTCTGAGCGTTTTGATCTTGCGCTTTACCCAATGCAGCTTTAAACATACCACGATGTGCAGCTCGGGCCGGTGATGACATTACTTCATCGACTTGTGTTTCTTTAACTTCTGGATGTTGATCAATCTTAGATTCGAACTGCGCACTCTTATTATTCTTACGATAATGATTCAGTGCTTTAAAGGCATTGTTTTTGTGTACTTGTACTTTACCTTTCTGACCACCGTGTGTAACGTAGCTGATAGTCTGATGATCTTTCTTTTGTGCTTCTTCAGGCAACTTTCTTTTATAGTTAGTAGTAGGATGCTTGGGGTTCAGACCTTTCTTTCGAGCTTTTTTCATTGCCTTCGCTTTGTCTGTTACACTCAATGCATATCCTTTCTTTGCTGAACCTGGATCGTTCTTCTTATTCATATCAGAACGTTCTTTGGCTTTCTTTGACATATAAGCACCAGCTTTACCACCACGTAATGCAGCAGTCACACCACGACCAAATGCATCTTTACCT